GTTTATATCCAATTGACTTTTTAAGCAAGTAAAGATACAATATACATATGAATCATATAGAAAAAGAAAATTTAACTACAGACGAAGAAGATTTTGGTATGTGGTTATTGCAGGGTATTGATAGAGGTTGGATTAGTGAACCATATTGTCATACACATGATGGCGGTATGCAGTATATGAGTGAAGAGGAAATACAAGAATGGGAAGCAGGAGGCGACCCATGCGAACATGTTATTAGAATATTCATCTAATTAAAAGGAGAAAAATGAAAAAAATTGCAGTGGGGATTGCAGTAGTTCTTGGTTTTACATTATTGCAACCAATAAGCGCACAGGCAGCAAACGAATCAATTGTTATTATTGATACAGCAATTGATACATCAATTCCAGTACTTAAAAACAAAGTTATTTATGAGGTTTGTTTTGTAGAAAGTGGAACATGTGCTAATGGAAAAACAAGTGCAGAGGGTCCAGGAGCAGCAACTCTTCCAAAAGCACAGGCACTAGGTCCTACTTTTGAGCATGGGACTATTATGGCATTGATTGCTAATCAGATTAATCCAAATGTTAACATAGTATTTATTCGTGTTGCTGGAACGATGAGCAATGGTAGGGCTGGAACATTTAGTGCAGACCGCTCAGTTACACAGGCATTAAACTGGGTAGTTGCAAATAAGACTAAGTATAATATTGTTTCTGTATCTTCATCTGTTGCAACAAGCATGGCTTCACTTAATAGTGGATCCAACTATTGCCCAATTAGATCAGTACATAAACAACTTATTGATAATATTGATAAGTTAATCACAATGGGCGTTCCAACAATTTTCCCATCAGGAAATAATAGAGATTATAAGAGAATTGTTTTTCCAGCGTGTATCCCACAAGCAGTAGCAGTCGGTGGTACTGGCGAAGATGATTCTGTTTCTCCTTTCTTTAATGCTGGAGATTTGGTTGATTTCTATGCCTTGGCTTGGTACAATACATCAATTAAACGTGTTTCTGGAACATCTGGTGCAGCAGTAGCATTCTCTGCATTCTGGGCTAAAAATTATAAGGGTGACTATCAATCAACCTATAACTATATTAAGTCTATTGCAAAAACTACAAATGGAGTAGTTAACACAAATTCATTTGTTAATGTTTTAGGCTAAGGGTTTTGGTCTGTAGTTCAGTTGGCAGAACGGGGCACTGTTAATGCCTAGGTCGTAGGTTCGAGTCCTACCAGACCAGCAATGGTCCGTTAGTTCAGTTGGTTAGAACGCCACCCTGTCACGGTGGAGGTCGTCGGTTCAAGTCCGATACGGATCGCCCCGTCTCCATCGTCTAGCGGTTAGGACAACGCCCTTTCACGGCGTAAACACGGGTTCGATTCCCGTTGGAGATACGCCTCCTTAACTCAGGGGTAGAGTACTCGCCTTGTAAGCGAGATGTCGTAGGTTCAAATCCTACAGGAGGCTCTGGTAGAATAGTATAAAAGAGGAAAAATGGCAATTAATATATATTGGGCAAGCCTTCAAGATGAGTGGATGAGGGCTGAAGAACCATCTAGTTTATCAAAAACTTTTTATTCAAGAGGGATTCACGATCCATCTAATCCAAAACTTAATTTAAACTATTGCCCATCATTCAATAAAAGTTTAAAAAATATTTTTGAAATAAAATCAATGTATGATTATTCATTTAGAATAGAAGAAGGAAAGGTAATTTCTGATCTGTATGATCAAAGATTTTTTGATCAGCATGTAGTTATTAGAGATGTACAAAAAAAGGCTTTTTCATTTATACAAGAGACTATTTTTTTTACAGAAGAAGATAGTTTGCAAATGAGTAGTTATCAGTTTCCATGGTTAGAAAATAATGCAATAACACAAAGGTGTATGCCAATTCCTGGAACATTTGACATAGGTAAATGGTTTAGAAATATTGAATTCCCTTTTATTTTAAAAGGTGATTTTAATGAGTTTGAGGTAAATTATGGAGATGTTATGTACTATGTTAAATTTCATACGGATGAAAAAATTAACTTTAAACAATTTATATTTGATTCAAAAATGATGGATTATTTAGGATCATCTCTTGCAGCAAACAGTAATACAAATATGGGTTTTTCCAAAGGAAGCATGGATACTTTTTATAAACTTTTTAGACATAAAAAAAGATTAATAAAAGATATAAAGGCTAATTTGATAAAATAGTAATAGTATGGTATAATTATTTTGTACCCGCCAAATGGGGGTACTTAAAATGACTCGCTTAACAAGGAGGAAAAATGGTAAGTACATGGTCATTGGATCTTTTTAAAGATCCTTTTTTTATTGGATTCAACAGAGAGTTGGATCGTTTATCTAATATCCATCGTGAGGCAACTCATCAGTCATACCCACCATATAATTTGGTAAAGGTTGATGAGGACACTTACAAGTTATCTTTGGCTGTTGCTGGATTTAGTAAGCCAGAGATTGAGGTTTCTGTGGATAATGGAACATTAATTGTAAAGGGTGAGAAAGCCGAAGAGACTTCTGAGGAAGTTTTACATAAGGGTATCGCAGCCAGAAAATTCACACGCACCTTTGCTCTTGGAGAGTATATGGAGGTAGATCGTGCTGAAATGGCAGATGGTATTCTTAACATCTTTGTGGAACGTAACATACCCGAAGAAAAGAAACCAAAAACAATCAAAATCAAATAAATAAAAAACCACCTGAGCAAGTGGAGAAACTGCTCACAATAAGTTGACAGTAAATTGTTAGGGTGGTAGAATATATATATGCCAGTTTATGAGTACAAATGTTCTCAATGTTTTTCTCAGATAGAATTTGAACGTGGATTTGGAGAAGATAGAGAACCTTCATGTTGTGGAACAACAATGATAAGGGTTTGGAATTCATTTGGTATACAGTTTAAAGGTAATGGATTTTATTCAACGGATAATAAAAAATGAAAAAAATAGAATTTATATGTAAAACTGGCAACTTTATAGATGCAGATAAACCAGTTCCAGCAAAAAGTTTAATACCAGCATGGTATAAAAAAATGAAACCATATTTTGGTCAAAAAGATTTACAAATTGATCCTCAAGCAGGTATGGTAGTAAATAGAACAATAAAAAAATGCATACCAGTACTGGATGCAATAACATCAGGATATATAATAACAACCTATGCTGATTTAAATGTAACAAGAGATAGTTATGATAATATTCCATATTTTACATGGGCATCAACCCCAAATAGCATTGATGCTGTATCTCTTCATTTTCCAGAACAAGTTGAAAATTATCCAGGGATGAAGGAACCGACTATACCAAAGTTTAGAAATATTTGGACAACAAAAACTCCACCAGGATATTCTTGTTTGTTTATTCCGCCAGCACACCACGATACTCCATTTAGTATATTCCCAGGAATTGTTGATACAGATAAATATACATCTCCTGTAGAATTTCCCTTTATGTTAAAGGATCCAAATTTTATTGGGGTAATACCAAGAGGAACTCCAATAGCACAGGTTATTCCATTTAAAAGAGATTCTTGGAAATCGTATTATTCAAGTTCAACTGATGTGACTTTTTCCACATTCATGAGAAGTTTTTTTATAGATGGTTATAAAAAAATGGTCTGGTCAAAAAAGAGTTTTGATTAATAAACTAGGAGTATAATATACATATGGCACGTCCAATTATTAAAGAAAAACCAGCAGTAGAGGAAAAAGAGTATCTTTTAAAAGCAATTGATCGTTGCGATAGATGCAATGCTCAAGCATATGTTATGGTAAAAGGATCAACTGGAGATCTATTATTTTGTGGACATCATTATGATAAAATTATGAATAATCCAGATGCTTATACTAAAATGATGGCTTTCATGCTTGAGGTAGTTGATGAGCGTGACCGTCTTATAGAAAATAAACTAGTTGGAAGTCATAATTAATGTATACATATTTTGTAAGAGAGATAAAGTCTGTAGTTGATGGAGATACTATAGATGTTGTAATTGACTTAGGATTTAATGTTTTATTTGAACAGCGTGTTCGTTTGGCTGGTATTGATACCCCAGAATCTCGTACATCTGATAAATTTGAAAAAAGTTTGGGTATTGAATCAAAAGATTATTTAAAAAAACAACTTAAAGATGCAAAGTCTATTATAATTAGAACAGAAAAAATGGATTCATCTGAAAAATATGGTCGCATTCTTGGTTGGCTATATGTTAACGGAGAATCAGAGTCTATTAATAATAAGATGATCAATGATGGTTATGCTTGGGGCTATCTAGGAGAAACAAAAATTAAAGACTTTTCTGCTTTGGCAGCACAAAGAAAAAAATCTGGAAAATGAAACTTGTATACTATTTTACTGCAGACTGGTGTAACCCATGTAAAAAAACTCGTCCGATAGTAGAAGAAATTAACCGTGATCAAAATAATATAAAATTTCATTTTATAGATGCAGATAGTGAAAAAGAAATGTTATTAAATTTTAATGTTAAATCTATACCTACATTTATTTTTATTGAAAATGGTAAAGAAATTAAAAGATTAAGTGGTGGACAAACTAAAGAAAGTCTGATAGAATTTATAAATGAATAGTAATGATCAACAACTTTTTGATAAACTATTATTAGAAGGTGCTTTAGAAATTGCTGGAATAAATGAAAAAACTGGCGAATTTTTATATAATTTTACTCATAAGTTAAAGGAAGTTATGCCAGAACTATATAAAGAACACCTGAAGTATGTAAATGATAAAATGATGATACTCTGGGAAAAGGGATTTTTGGATGTTGATTTTCTATCTGATAATCCTACTGTAAAATTAACATCAAAAGCGCTCAATAAAGAAGAAATCGCTAGTTTGCCAGATGAGGATATTTGGTCAATTAATGAAATAAAAAGAGTCCTTGGTCTATAACAATCTGATATAATGGCATTATGCCATATCATGTAGGTGCTAAAGGGTCTTATGGATGTGCGGGATATCCCGCTCTAAAAGACGGTACAAATGAGGTTATGGGCTGCCATCAAACACGTTCTCAAGCAGCAGCACAGATCTATGCAATTAATCGTTCTGAGGGCAATATAGGCAAGGCTATGGTCAAAGAAGGCGATATGGTCATGGCTCCTAATGATGATGAAGTTTATGTTGGTCGTATTGTTCATGTAATGACCGAGGGAATGCTTGGATATCCTGGATCAGAATATTCTATTATGGCTTCTGCAGAAGAACCAGCAGTATTAATTCAACTTTTTGAAATGGAAGATGGCGGATTAGAAGAGACAGAATATTTTATAGGTATGGAGGCATCAGAGGTTATGCCAATGCCATCTCTAGAATCAAATGTTGGTATTGATAAATCAATGCACGAAATGCAAGATGATGAAGATGATATAGATAAGGCAAAGAAGCCTAATTATGGAGAAATGATTAAGCCACGCAGTGGCGGATCTGAACCATCTAATCCAAGATTATATGCAAGAGTTGTGCAAGCAGCAAAAGATAAGTTTGATGTTTATCCTTCCGCAGTTGCTAATGCTTGGGTAGTTCAAGAATATAAGCGTCGTGGTGGAACATACAAGGGCGAAGGCATTGAGGCAGAAAAACGTGAGTTTTCAAGTTCTACTCGTGAGAGAATGGCAGAAGCAGGAACAGCGATGCCAGATGGATCTTTTCCAATTGCAAATCGTAATGATTTAATGAATGCAATTAGATCTGTTGGTCGTGCAAAAAATTATGATTCTGCAAAACAACACATTATTCGTCGTGCTCGTGCACTAGGATTAGTAGATATGCTTCCAGAAGACTGGAAGCCAGGAGTTCGTAAAACTATGTGGGGCGGATCAGTATTTGATTTAAATCCGTTTACAAAGTAATGTCTAGCGGAAAATATAAACCACATCGTGGTTTTAATCCAGTTCAAATTAAAGACGGAAATGTTGTTCGCCTTAGAAAAGATGGCACAGTAAAAGCAGTTCTTGGAAAATACGGGGAGTATAGTAAAAATGGCAAGAAGTAAAATCATACAACCTTCAGATATTTATAAAGCAGAAACATATACGCCTACTGCTGGCATGAAGGCTGCTGCACGTCGTGCATTACGCTGGAAAGAAGAGGGTAAGGCAAAAGGTGCTGGAACTCCTGTTGGATGGGGTCGTGCAACTGACATAGTTGCAGGGCGTGGGCTGTCTTTAGATACAGTAAAAAGAATGTATTCCTTCTTTTCTCGTCATGAAGTTGACAAAAAGGGAAAAGACTTCTATAATATTAGTAATCCATCAAATGGTCGCATTATGTGGGATGCATGGGGCGGAGATGCTGGATTTTCTTGGTCACGAAAAATAGTAAATCGTGAAAAAAATAAAGCAAAAAAAGTTTGGGAAGGCTCTGCTTTCCAAATTTAATAACTAGGGGGAAATATGACAGATTTAGAAAATTTACCAAGTGATATTAAACATGCTATTGTTTATTATAAAAAGAGAGTTGCTGATCTTGAGTTAGCAGCATTAATTGCACAGTTTGATGTTTCTCAACTAACTGATAAGTATAATAAACTATATGAACTATTTCAAAAACAATCTGCAGTTTTTGAAAAAGATAGAGAAGAACTTAAAGGTAGAATAAGTGGTTTAGATAAAATGTCAAGAGAATTTGAAAAACTTGTTAAAAAAGAAGATGCAAACAAAATAAGAAAGAAATACCCAGGCGTGGTGTAATTTTTCAATGTTTTTAAAAAAAAATAAAAAACAAAAAATAAGGCAAAGCACAAGGCATAACCTTATTGGATCTTTTTTATTTAAAAATAAAAACATAAAAAAAAGCACACAGTCTACAAAAAGAATAAAAGAAGATCAAATTAAGGCAATTATAATAGACGGTACTGCATACTGGATTAAAGACAATGTTTTTTATAGTTCAGAAACTATTCAAAATGTTCCTAATCCAGAAACTGCTAAACCAGTAGATATTGAAAATATGCCTAAAAAAGAACTTGACAAAATGCTTTTTATACTGGATAATTTAAATAGGGGTGATACAGATGAACATAGTAGTTCAGGGAACGAATGAGTTTGAAGAGTATAATATTTTTCTTCGTGCAATGGGTGTAGCAATGTCTAGCATGAATGAAAATGATAATGAGTTATATGTTTATTCTGTAGGACCAGCAAAAACTAATTCTATGGTTTCTGAATTTTGTAATCTTTCTGAGCGTGGAATGAAGGCAAGAGGTAAAAAAATTAAATATTTTAAAGTTACATCAGCGTGGGTGGAAGAAAATATGGAGTACATGAATTATTTTGTATTTTTAAGTAAACCTAAACAAAAGGTTTCTAAGTTAATTTCTATCGCAGAACTTAATTCCAAAGAAGTTGGAATTTTTAGATTTTAAGGAAAATTATGATAATTAAAGATTTAGATAAAATGGAAAAAATAGTGTCTCGTAACAAGAATCTTTTTTGGATTGGTTGGGACATAGCAGATCGTAAAAAATCAGAATCTGGCCGTACCTCCACAAGTGGAGTTAGGGTGGATGGGGTGTGGTATTTACAGCGCATCTATCCAGTTACCAGAAATGGATGGGATATTCCGAATAAGTATAAGGTATAAACATGAAGCAGCACCTTTGGAAAGATAATGCTTTATGT